GTAGAACGTGCGAACCTAACTCCTGCTGAAGTGAGAGCTTTGAGAATATTCACAAAACAGGAAGAAACAAAAAAAGAAGGAGATAAGAAATGACAAGAATAATTTTATTGATAACCTGTTGTTTTATTTTATGTGCATGTGGCACGATCAAAGAAACAACTACAACGGAAACAATGGGTCAGGTTATTCCGGCTGTAATTATTCACGATACAGTTTCGATTCCTATTGAACTTCCATTAACCGATGAAAAGACAGATTCAATCGGAAGAGAATATCTTGAAAAATACTGTAAAGGCGAAGTGAATGTTGACCAAAATGGACTTAAGGCAAGTCTTAAATTCTGGATGTCAACGGCGAAAAGTAAAGATCAATTACTAAGCGAAAAACAAAAAGCCGTTATTCAATTAGGATATGAAATCGAAAAGAAAGAACAGGAAATTCAAACAATCAAAACCACAACAGAAACAAAATCCACTCCCGGCAATCTCTGGATATTCTTTCATTGCTGGCAATTCTTAATTCCAACCGCTTTCATATTTCTGATACTCGGGATGATTTTACACGCAAGAAATACGTTTGCAAAGAAAATGATTTCGTGAACCGGCTTGCCATGATAAATTTTACGAGTTCCCTTGTCGCTTGTAAGGTTTTGATTGGCAAGTATTTTTTTATATTATCTCCCAAATACTCTTAAGATATTATTTAATTTTGATATCCCAATCTGTTGCTATCAAAAAAACGAACATGATACATCCGATTATCATCCTTATCGTGTCCAGACTGGATAAGATTATTTTCCATGTTCTATGTAACATAATTCTTTCTTAATTATTTTTGAACTTCCGCACTTATCTAAAATATTCTTATGCGCCTGTGCCGACATTGACAGAAACATTGCCGGATTATTATATAATTGCTCAATCTTTAGTGCCATTTCTTTTGCGCTCTTACACAGAAAACCATCTACACAGTTTGACACAAACTCCGGTATGCCTGTAGTTCTGCTTGTAATAGGCACAAGCCCAGACATCATAGCTTCGCACATCGACACGCCTTGAGCGTCCATTCTGCTCGGACACAGAAATATTCCGTTTCGTTTGTGAAGTATCGCTATTTCTTCCGGCGGAATAAATCTATTGTTTATGCTAATATTTTTCATTCCTTTTAACTTGTCAGTTAAATAGAAATATTCACCCTCTCCATATATAGTAAAGTTTAACTTGTTGAATATCTTGCTTTTAGATAGTTCAAGAATAGTGTCAATAGCAATATCCGGCGCGTATTTTAAACTGTTAAACGGGCGGATTAGCAGGATGTGTCTGCGATCTTCCGGCGACTTCTGTTTATAGTTGAACAACTTTTCATCTATGGGATTGGGAATAATTGCATGCCTGTCTTCTCTTATAATGTTTCCGGTATCGGCTATAGCAACTCTACGCATATAGTTTGACACGAATACGTATCTAAGGTTCTTTAATTTAGACAACGCCCTAAACTTAAACAGGTTCTTAGTGTTTACGAGAACGAACATTAAAAACGCCTTGTTAAACTTAAAATCAAATAAGTATCTCCACCATCCGATCGCACCGTAACCGTGAACCCACATTATAATGGGAATATTGTTTTGTAATAAGAATTTAAACGCGATATTGTTTATGAAATGAATCAAGATTCTATCCGGTTTAAAAGCCGAAACCGACTCTACCATTAATTTATAGTTCCCGCCGGTTACAGAAATCCCGCCATAAAAATAATAAAACTGTTCTGTGTAGGATGGAATAAACACCATGCATTCGTGTCCACATTTAACATATTTCTTAACTCGTGTATGAACAAAGCCGCTATTATATGGCTTATCTTTACTTGGATAACCGCCACAGCTTATAATGAATAATTTCATTGATTGCGTTCCTGTTTGCCTGAAACTCTGTCTCTTCCAAAGGCATAACTAAGGGGTATAAACAGTATATCCGTTACTTCGCCATAGCATTTTATTTCCTGTGCCATGTAGTTCAACTTGAAAAAGAATTCTTTTATCTCTGCCACTGTGTGTCCACGTTCTATAAGCCATGCCGGATTAACCTCTATTAAAACCTTTGGCCTGTTTTCCTTTATGGTTTCTCTTGCGCCCTGTAAGACTTCATAGTCCATACCTTCTACGTCAATCTTAATAAAGTTCGGAGACAGGTGAAATGTGTCCAATCTTCTACACGGTACTTTATGCGAGACGATAACTTCTCCACCGTCCAGTTTCCCGGTAGCAGTTGAAAATCGACTATCAATAAACTCGTTTAAGGTAATATCTTTTTCTTCTCTGCCTATCGCACCGTAAATACATTTAATGTTCTTGTTGCCTCTAAATCGCTCATATAGCTTTCTGAAGATGGTTGATGGTTCAAATGCATACACGGTCGCACCTAATTTTAAAAATAGTGCGGAATAGTCACCGCAATTAGCCCCCACATCTAAAACAACATCACCCTTTCGGATGTTTTTCTTGAGAAGCGAGATATGATAGACGTTCATTGAGCCAGCTCTGCCGAATATCAGCCATTGTTTTAAGTACTTGGCTAATTTAGTTTTAGCAAAAGAACCCAACAATTTTCGGGCAATTTTAAAAATACTTGATTCTGGTAATAACATATATCTCTCCATAATATTAATGTAGTTTTTCTTCTCTTTGTTTTGCACTCACTTCTTTTTTCCTTTCAGCCATTCAATGAATCCGGGAAGGGTTGGTTCTGTGTGAGTCCAACTTGAATCTACCCAAGTTTCAACTGTATCACTCCTTCCGATTAAATCAACACCTCGATGTCCATAATATTTTCTCACTACAACGCTTTTTAATTTATCTTTACACTCTTCCGCGTATTTGAATAAATCTTCACGAGTGATAGGTAATAATGCTTCGTGTGCCTTTGTTGGATGTGAATGAAGCGTTATTTCTTTTTCACGATACCATCCATTATAAAATGTTCCACCTCCACCTTTCAAGCCGCTGCAATTTATCCAATATTCAAAAGATTTTGGTAGCCCAACAGAGCTATCTATTTTAATTCTTTCTATCCAGCCAATTACATTGACTGGGGCAGTATAGTCTGGACGGTTATAAGTGGGAATCCAAACCTTTTCACCTACTTTAAATTCCTGTCCCATCCCCACATTAAACCAGAGACAGATTAAGATTGATATGAGCATTGTTTTCATTTACTCCTCCATTATTAATAATGATGATGATATGCTAAATATCAAGATTATAAATAGATTCTCTTGCCAATCAATTGTATAGACACTATTCAATAGGGCAACTGGCATACCGATTAAGAGAAATGCTGCTAAAATATTAACCCACTTTTCTTTTATCCAAGACATTTACTTCTCCTTTCCGGTTTTAAAAACGTCTTGATAAAATCTACCGTCTTGCCATAATCCTTTAACTGTTTGATAACATCTTAAACAGCAATAATTCTCCGCCTCAATAGAATCCCGTCTAACGCTAACTATATGTTCGTGTCTGATAAAACACAGCCACCATTTTCTCAGTTTCTTTTTCATTTTGTCTTTCCGGTTGCTTTGTCTATGACTTTACAGATGATATAAGAGATGGTCTTTTTGCCACGCTTTATTTTTGCACTTTCCAGACAATTTCTGCAAGAGGTTTTACAATACACACTGCCTATGCAAGCAGGACTTTTTATTTTGCATACTTCTTCACACATTTCGCCATCAGTAAATTTATAATAATACTTTCTCAATTTCTTTCCCATATTCACTCCTTCGGGATTAGGATGTAATGAGAGAAGATTTCATTGCAAATATAAGTTGATTCATCAAAGTCATCAGGAATTTGTTTTGCTATATCGAAAACAAACTTTCTAAATTCCTCTTCCGTCACCTGCTTGGAGAGTTTTTGCTCAAGAAATTTAACATAACTTGGTCGAAATTGATGTGAACGATGTTGCCCCTCTTGAGTTTCTTCAAGATAATTCTGCCCGGTATATTCCTCAAACTCTTTTCTTAGTTCTTCCATTTTATTCTCCAGATAATTTTATAATTCTACTCCCACCGCAATGTAAAATCACGCTTTCAGTTGTATCTGAAAACAACGCTCCGATTGTTTCAAACAGTGGACACCAATTCCCGCAATTTGCATTTTCTCTTTGTTGAAATGGACAATACTGCTTTTTGTTGTTTCTGAACAGTACTCCATCTTTTGTCATTGTATATTTATCTTCCATAGTTACTCCTGATTAAATGCTTTCTTTATTGTCAAATCCATAAATTTCCCAACTTCTTTTCGCCATGACTTCCCATGCTTTATATACATTGTGAGAAGCCAATAAATACATGCCGCCTGTTCTTCTTCTGCATGGGTTCTTATTGTCTGCCCGTTTTTTCTTAATACAGTAGCGATGTCAATGAGCGTAAAATTTGGTCTGCCTAATATAAATTCTACCTCTTCGTCAAATGGAAACAATTTATTCTCTTTCTCCACTCTCTCTAATCGCTGAGAGAGCCAAAGAGTATAATGTTCATACCATAACTTTATTGCTTCTGTGTAATGAGATAGATAAGCATATTGGCTTTCTGTTGGTTTCTTATCCCCTGACTCTGCGATGTATTGTTCTTCGTGTGTCATTGTTTTATCTCCTCAAAACATCTGTTATGTAGCCACAGGATTTCTCCTGAGGGATTATCAAGTTTTACAACTGTGGCAAATTCTCTTTCTATTTCAAACCCACATTTATCGCACTGACAATTCCTTCCTATCCAAGACGGTATTTTCGTTTCACAACAGTCCACACCAACCATTACTTCTTTGTAGCTTATAGGTTGTGCAATTCTAATCTTGATTTTCATACTCATGGTTTTATCTCCCAGTCAGTGGCGAGAATATCGTTTAATGATAATGCATTATGCCAACCAAATTCTTTTGTATCAAAACACAAAACCCCATCATTATTTACTATTATTTTAATCCAATATTTACATAAAGTTTCTTGTTCTGTTTTTCGCTTAAATGGTCTCCCTGACTTCATAGCTTCTTGTATTGTCATTTCTCCTCCGAGTGATTTTGGTTAATTTAATCCAATTTCATTTTGTTCTTTATTTACAACTATAACTTTTTCTTTTCCCACCATTTCATTGAGTTCTTCAATCGGGTCTTTATGGTTAAATACACCTTCTGGCGGTTTCTCAATTTCCATTTCATCACCGAACATTTCTTTTGCCTTTTCTACCATTTGTTTCCAGTTCTCTGTGGTTACTTGCTTGTCAAATAAATCCCAGTCCGCTAATTGTGGATATTGCTGAATGATAAACGGTCTGCAAAATCTTCCAGCTCTTGGTAGTTGATGAGTATATAAATTCTCATTAAGCATATAATTCAGTATTTTATAAACGCTTCCGATGTCCGTCAACAAATGGTCGTGAGTTATGCTTAATATTGTGCCTATGTCGAATTTCATTTTCCCCTGCTTTCTAAATACGATTTGATTACAGTAAGAAGCGGAGTGGTTAAATAATCTAAATTATCGGTCATCGGTCTATGCAACCACCAGTCAACTAATTCTTGAAAAGTCCCTTTCTCCATCTCCTGTAGAAGTTGGAGTTGAGATAAAAGTTCTTTGTTCTGGCATAAGGCCAATGCAACATTAGATGCCTTTGCTAATATCAATGCTTTTTGTAATTGTTCTTTTGTCCATTCTTGATGAGGACAACCGTGCTCATGCCATCCGTCTGTTGGATGAAATCTGCAATTCCAATGAGGATTGGCAATTTCTTCATCGCATTTTTTTTGAAACTCTTTATTATAATTATCCATTATTTTCCACCTCTTTCCATTCTGATTCAAATATTTGCATTGTTAATGCTTCGTCCATTTTACTCATAAAAATACCATGAGATTTCTTATACCACTCCCATGCAAATTCCCTCTTCCAATTATTAACTTCTGATTTTATATTCATCAAAGCCGGTAACGAGAGGATAATTGCCTGTGGCACGGCTCGGATAGGATAATCATTTTGTTTATAAATAACTTCTGCCAAGTGTAAAAGTAGTTGATTTTTACATTCTTCAATTATCTCCGCCCTAAATTCCTTTTCCTCATCGGCAGATAAGATGCGGACGGTTTCAGAATTGTCTGGAGTAACAGCAGATGCAAATTCTCTGCTTTCAAACTTTATATCCGTGTTTGCTATAATTGTATATCTCTTCATTTTAGTTTTCCTTTATAGAAACTATTTTTTCAGGAATTTTATAATTCTTGCTTAGCCATTCTACAAACATAATAACCATCTTGCCATTATATTCACCACTACTTATTTGTTTGTCATATTCAATATAAAATCTATTTGAAATATCGCGCCATTGCAATCCTTTCTCTTCCTGTTCGGGTTGAGATTGTTTATGTTTATTATAATCATCGGCAAGTATATCTATTTGTAATTGTGTAATAGCATCACTCATATTCATTGTTTTGCGAAGCTCTGTATATCGTTTAATAGCATCCATCTTCATCTCCTTGAAATTAATTACATTCTGCCAATCCACCATTATAACCGTAAACTCCATCTATGCCTCGTCTATCTTGAGGAGTATTGTAATGTTGACCGGGTTCACCATACCAATTTTCTCCATCTCCACAACAAGTGCAAACGCTTACATCGTGATTGATATTTAATTTTATCCAATCAAGAATAATTTGGTTATCTCCGGTATGGTCAAATTGTTTTAATACTTCATCCGGCACTTGATGTAAATTCTTATATCCCGTTCCTTCACAAACATTGCAAGTCATTTTTGTTTATTTTCACTCGATTGGTTCTTTACGTCGAACTTATCCCGAAGGTCATTTACTATGCTATCGACGAATTCATTAGATGCCGGAGGCGGAGCTTTAATACAATTAAGTTTATGCGATTCAATATTTGGGTGTTCTTTTTTACAGTATGGACAGATTTTTAAAGGATTATTAGATTGAGAGTATTTCCATCCGCCTTGCTGTGTGCCTGATTTTCGTTCTCGTTTTTCCTGAACAGCATCTTTTACCCAACGTCTAATCATCGCTGCATGAGACTTGTATTCGTTATATTTTTTTTCTCCCTTTTCTTTAAACCATAAATTGAGAAATTCGATACATTCTCTAACAAATACTTCTCCATAGTCTTTTACTAAACTATCATATTCTTTCTTAGTTAGCAAAATGAGATCGGTATAATGTATTTTTTCCTCTTCAGTTTTTGGGATAGGCTGATTTGGCCTTACTTCTATTGCACGTCCGATTATTTCGTCACCTTCTTCGTGTGCCGGATACTCGGGATTCTTTCTGTCCTTTATTAAAAAGCTATTTATTCTTTCAAAGGCCTCCTCATTATACTGGATAACCAATTTACCCTTCTTAGTTTTATAACGAGTCCATAGTCCTGACTCGCAAATTTCTAATATGGCATTTTCAAATTTCGGAACAGGACGCTTAGACAAAGGCATACATGTAGCTTTTACGAGTTCAGCGTCCCCTTCACACCTGCCCCAGTTATCCGTGTGAGGGAGAACAAAGAAGTAGACGTTTTTTGCAAACTCAGATATGGAGTTCAACGCCTTATCTCTATTGATTCCTACCTCAATCATGCGTCTCCTCTTTGATTGTATGCTCGGCATTTTTATCCTTTGGTATTTCTATGTCAAATCCTTCGTTTAAAATATCGATAACATCTTTGTCTAAATAAGATTCAATTTTGGGATTAATTTCTTCGGGAAAGATGCTGTTATTGGCTTTAAAAAGATTTGATCTTAATTTTAACATAAGTTTCATTGTGTCAACTACTTCACGGAGTTTTCTTTTTTGTTCAGCAATTCCAGCGTCAAAATCTTCGGGAACGAGAGCATAGCAATAACCCCTTTGATAAGAGGCAATAGGAACATCGGACTCTCGTAAGAAATGCACAACCTTGTAAACTTCTTCTTTTGTGACCTCAATAGGATTCGGAACTGGATTGCCGTCTTTATCTTTTTTCCTTCCGGCAATTGCAACAATCTCTCTGGCAAGAATAGGATTTTCAGGAGTTATAAAACCTTTTTCTCTTTGTAATTTGAGATAACTTTTTAACCGTTCAGAAAATATAACAGACTCAGGAGAGATGTTCATTTATTACTCCACAAATCTTGCAAAGAGGCGAGAACTACATCTCCAATAGTGTCTTGTGATAACTCAAGATCGGAATCTTCGTCGTTTCCGATAACAACTACCGGATAACCGGGCTTACCGTTTTTACCTATACGTAAGTATTTCCACACGCCGGAAGGATCGAAAACAACAATAGGTATTCCTGCGTTCATTAAACCTTCGGCACACTTTTTTGTAGTTACTGTTTTACCAGCTTCTTTAATTCCAAGAAATGCATTACCAGCAATGGCATAATCGATCACAGGAATGGAATAATCTTTTGAAAGCTGAATTAGTTTTGTCATTTTATTCCCTCACAAGTATCAAAATGTGAAATGAATCCAACATCTCCGCGCTTAACACCTTTTTGCTTAACTCCATCCGTCCGATAAATTATAACATCAACAGAATCTTCTTTGGCAACAAACATATGAGCATTTACCGGCATAAACTTACCGGACGGCAACGGAATAAACAATATATTTTCCTGACATCTTTTGCACGGTATAGGTTTATCAGTAGGATTCATTGACGTGTAGTGGATGATTTTACCGCAACCAATCCGGGAATGTTTTGTGTAATTTTTAAAGCGGCAAGAATTTCTTTGCGCTTTGGTTCAAGCTTCACCAAATCCGGTCGCGCTTTGTAAAGTTCCGCGAGATCAGCTATTTCATAATCCCAAAACTCTATGAACGTTGCCTTTGCTGTTGGAGTTCTAAAAGTAGAAACCCTGTCTTCGATTATTTTTGGAGGGGCAACCATTCTTTCGGTTCTTTGTTCACGGGCGGCATTCAATTTCTCTTCTTCTTGACGTTTATTGAAAGCGTCACGTTCCGCTGCCTGCCGTTCTTCTATCAATTGTCGTTCAGCATCTCGAAAGAATTGAATTTTGGTATTGATTTTTTTTATCGCTGCTTCGAGAGTTTCAATCGGCTGTTTAAAATATCCATTGACGGTTTTTACATATTTATTCGGCGAATCAATGACTTTTTTTCTTGTATCTTCGCCGTCTTTGATTTTGCCTTTTATTTCAGCCATTCCTTCAACTGCGAGAATCAAATCCTTCTCGTTCATGATTTCGAGATTGGCTGCAAACTTCTCGGCTTGAATAGACGACTTAACAAGCTCTGTAATATCAAAAGATACTTCCTGCTGTTTTACAACTATTTTAGTTTCCGATAATGCTTCCTCCATGTCAACCTCTAATTAATTTAAGAATGAATGTGCCGAATGTTATTTAAGAAATATCCGGCACTGTGAATTATTTATTCCAAGTCCTTCTTTGCCAGAACGTAACTTTTCTGAATTGAATTGCGCTCATTTTGATTAAGCTTTGCTTTTATGTCCGGCAATCTCCTTGCATACCACTGTTCAATTGCATCCTTGGTGCCGATTTTCTTTGCTTCTTCAAGTTCAAGTTCAAATGCTTCGATAGTGGTAAGCTCGGAAGGATTTCCGACAGGTTGAGAAACCGTTTTAATCTCTGTCTTTGCCTCCTCAGCCTTCGCTGGCTGAACTTTCTCCGCGCCGACGGTAGATTGTGAGGCTATTTGTTCCGGCTCGATATCCACGATTTCGTGATCTGTCCAATTTGTTTGACTTGGGATGTCAAGCGCTGATTCGATTTCCTTCTTGAACTCCCGCGCTGATTCGTCTGCTTCTAAAGCACGCTGAACTTCGACAGACAATGGAAGCAATTTAGACAACTGAAGCAATATGGTTTTCAAACACATTGAATCTGGTTCAGTAGCCCAGGGAGACGACGGAGAAAATTTGTTTTCCGTCTTATTAAATGTTTTTGAATGTCTTCGACCGTGTTCCATGCAATCTTCAACAGACATATATTCAAAAGGTGTGCCGCCGCCTTGTATTTGAGCCATCACCCAAAAACCAACGGTAGCTCCGCGTTTTTTTCCTTCTTTGTGTCGTAAGAATTCCTTCGTGCCTTTTTCATAATCAAAATCATCTCCGTCTTTAACGATACCCCATCGCAATGCGATAGCTTTTGAGTGCCGGAAAAATAATTCTGCAACGCCCTTATATCCAATCACGAACTGAACCTCTTTGAATGTTTTCCATTCACTTCCAACTTTCCGCTTGTTGTTAAACGGAAGCAAGTAAGCCCGCCCTGCGACTGGTTCAAGTCCGAGTTGTGCAGCTGTGAATAATGCTCCAAGAAAAGAAGCAGACGTGCATTCTGCAAGTGTAGGATTTTGACGGATACAGGTCAATGCGATCCTGACGAGTCTTTCAGGCCTCATGTGTTCTGGCAATGCTTTGCCGAGTTCCGCTGCCGATGCTTCGATAAGTTGCTGGATAGATTTTGGTTGGTTAGTTTGTAAAGCTTCACTATGATTCATTTGGCTCCACTCCTTGTTCTATGACTTTTGATGTGACTTTAAGTACTCGTGAATTTGTAATATGTAAAAATTGATTATAGATTCTTGGATTTTGTTGCTTCAAAGAATCTATATCAAGAGAACGTCTTGACTGTGATTTCCAAATAACTTTAAAAGCCTGAGATTCTCCTTTCTCTGCATTACCAAGCAGGGCTTTAATTTGATTATCAAAAGTTGCTATTTGCTTTTCAAGATTGTATTTATCCATTATCAATGCATTGCGAAATTCGATTGTTCTGTTTGCCTCATCATCCAACTCAACAGATTGCAACGGTTCCGAATTAGGAAATAATGCGAGTAATGTTTCAGCATCATTAGCACCGATTGTCATCGGCATAATTCTTGGAATGACAAAGTTTTGCCAGAAGTTTAACTCGCCTTGAAGGATTTGCTGAATAATATTTTCATCACGATGAATAGGTAGCCAGTCAAATCTTTCATTGCCTATCAGGTAAGCAATATAAATTCCATCATAACCGGAGACTAACATTTGATGGTGGACTTGAATCATATACTCTTGCGGGATTTCATCTCCTTCAAATTCTTTAGATCTTCTTATACCGGCAGTTTTACATTCTAAACCCCAGTTATCTCCAACTATTTTTCTATCCGGTCTTGCACGAATGAAATCATAATTTGGATGCGTCAACATCGGCACTGTTTCTACTTCAAGTCCAGACTTTCGAGTGAACCGACGGGCAACGTAGTCCTCCAGTTCGGTTCCGAGAGACGCCGCTTCGGAATCGACTTCGTCAAGAGGGAGTTGTTGGCATTTCATAGCCCATAACTTTAAAACCGAACAATGTCTTGATAGTCCTAACGCAGCAGCGGCGTCCGAACTTCCAATATAATTATGCCTATCTTCCAATTCAGCTTTTGTTAAACTCATTATATTTTGACCTCTTTATAAGAACTATTTCTTATAATGTCCCCGATAATCTCTTCGTTTATATTAAATAATTTTGCCAATTTTCTTCTTCCGAAGTTAAGTTCTTTTCGGGCAACTTTTATTTGCCTGACCTTTTCATCTGAAATTTTTCTTGTGTTTCTCCTGTATTTACGGATTGATTCAATATGTTTAACTGATTTTTCATATTTGCAACATCCATTTATCCATGCATGTCGAGTATTTTCTTTAGGTGTTGTCCATTCAAGATTACTGATAAAATCATTGGCTTTATTTGTGTCTTTATGATTGGCTATTCATCCAGATCAAGTAGACCTACTTATTAAATGGTTAAAAGAAGCAAAGAAAGAATTAAAGCAAAATATATCTTAATTTTTTCCCCTTGAACATTCTCTTTGCTTTTTCTTTCATCTGTTTTGCTGATTGACAGAATCCCCATACATTCCTTTTAGCTGATTCTTCCCATGCCCACATACAACCATTTTTATCAGACTTGTAAACTATTGTTATCGATTGGATATTTAAGTTTTTATTCATAATTAACTCCTTTTTTAGGTTTGAAAATGAGTCACTACCGACAATTTCTTGAGGTGTAAGACTCATTCGGATTCTCCAAAAATAATATAAAGTCCGAGAATAGAAATTGAAAGAGAAGCAAGAAACCAAAATAATTCAAATATATTTCCACCGCTCATTTGATTGTATATCTTTTTAGTGATAGCAATCCAAACGATAACAGAAAGACATATAAATATTTTAACGTGCATATTTCTTTGCCAGTTTGGTGAGTGCTTTCTTGTAGTGATTTGCCAAAATTGTAGTTACAATTTTGCTGACATTGCCGGTCGGATAACCTTGCTGCGGATCGTTGGCGTCATCGTGAATTAATTTGAAAATAGGAATCGGAACTGTGATTGTAACAGGAACGCATTTCACGCCTTTGGGTCTTGCCATTTGAATCCTTTCGAGATTATTTTACGTTTTAATATAATACGAATAAATAAGATTAAAACAAAGTTAATTATTCTCTTCATCAAAGTCAAACATTCTGGACGGCATTTCTTCAATAAGTTTATCGGCTTCGATTTTTACAGCCTCAAAAGAAGTAAGTATGTTTTCCCTAATGTTTGCTGATGCTCTAAGACCTTCCGCCGATATGTTGTTAAGTAATGCCCTTGCCTTGCCCACAGATTCCGCAAGATCGCCATCGTCCATTAGATTTTTAGCGTCAAAATTATCAAAGAAATCATGAAAGCTTTCTATGAAATCTTCTCTAATTACTTTCTTTTTACCTGATGCGTCCGGTCTTAGTCTATCAACCATGTGAGTGACTAGATCGCCGTAACTGGCACGAAGAGATGCAACGATTTCTATAGATGCATCTTGAACTTGCTTTTTAAGTTTGGCAACTTCTTGTTCTCTAATTCCTTCCGGCAAGGTGTCAGGGATGCTGAATGTTATCCAGCTCCATTTTAAATCGAAGCTATGTGATAACTGAACCTGCGAGGGATAGTCGGCTTCAACAAACAACGAACCAAGTGCCGTTCTTGCTTCTTCAACTTGATTTGGATAAGCCGCGATAAAAGCAGGAACAAGAACGTCTCTGATATTTGCTTTAGTTTCCGCGAGTTTAGTTTCAAATTCTCTAACTTGATTTAGAGACACGATAAAGATACCATCTTTCAGAAATGAAGGCATACATCGATCGATGCACCATTTTTTAATATCGGTCTGCGCTCTGCGGAGTGCTTTGTATTCGTCTGACTTAATTAATCGCTTTGATAATGATAATCGTTTTTTATCCGGTTCATTTGTTATTTCTTCTTCACCGTCGCCGAACAAATTCTCATTGCCGTGAAAACTCGCTTCATCTAAGCTGCCCTTTGCCCGATTGCCCCACGCCGAAAGCGTCAAAGTAAATAGCGTTGCATTTTCGAGAATATTGCTGTTTAATTTTTTCATTGATTATCCTATTGAATACAAGTGGAAAAACTTTTCGATGGAGACTCTATGCCTTCTCCATTCATCCACTGCATAGTTGAGATTGCATTTTCAACTATGTATTGACTCTTTTCCGGGTTCTCGATATTTCCGTATATCTCATAAATTGCATCTTCGTTAAGTTCGTTTTCCAAAACATTAACCGAAGCATCGAGAGCTAAATGGTTGTCATCGCCGAAAGTTGTAAATTTTCTCACCTTCGGCTTTAATTCTATTAAAGCCTTGATTTCATTATTTATTTCTTCTTTAGATGGTTTCATAAAAACTCCTATTTACTTTCGGTTACGATTTCTTTTTCAAAATCAAATAATGTAGGAACAGATAATTTATGAAGCATAGCCTTGACATAAAACAACCCATCTTGAAAATATTCAGAGTTTAATTCTATGCCGATAGATTTTCTTCCGAGTTCAAGGGCTTTATAAGGCACGCTCATCAAACCTCCAAACGGATCCAAAACGATTTCGCCTTTTTGAGAATATCGAATAATGAGGCGCTCGATAATATCAAACTGCAGAGGGCATATGTGTTTCTCTTTCTTGGCGTTTGCCTGTCTTGTGTTCAGGGTATTCATTCGATTAACATCCGTCCAAACTTCGGGATTATTCGAATGTACCGGCAAAGTCATAAAAGTAGAGGACAGCATTTCTTGTTCATCAAGTTCCTCGCAGATTCTAAGATGTTCGAGAAAGCTATAAATTTCTGTTTCGTTTTTGTATTTCCACGCCGCACAAATGTGCTGTAATGAGTAATGTGAAAGTTCTGATGTAGAAAGAATTCTATCTCCATTAATGCGATAATAAGCGTGAGCGTCAAGTTGCCATTTGGCTTTTGTATATTCTTTTTTATCCTTCACAATAGGATTGTCTGCATAGGCGTTTAATCTTTCGGTAGGAGCTTTTCTGAAAATCAAAACGTATTCAGGTAGTCCGACGCCCATCTTCGTAGCGTCCTTGCATTGCTCTGTCCATCCGAGTCTATAGGTTTGATTATTTTCAGCAACTACATCTGTAGTAACGGTAATTTTTCCCATCAAGAAAAAGCCATGTTTGATAAAATGTGCAACCGTCTGTCCGGAGAAGTCGTCAAGTGTTGTAAACTTTGTTCCGTTTTGATAAGAATATCTAACTCGATCTTTGACATGAATTGCTGCAATGCGTCCGGGTTCAAGAGCTTTTAAAAGTTTTGGAGTTAGGAAGTCCATTTGCTTGAAAAAGTTTTCATCTCCGTGATTATGTCCAAAGTCGTTAAAACAATCTGTATATTCATAATGATCTCCAAACGGAATAGAGGTCAAAACCATACCAATAGAATTTTCAGGAATATCGTCCATCGCAACAACGCAATCATTGTTGTAAAGAGTTACATTCTCATCTGTAAACATCTTTCCGCCTTCAAACATTTTCCTTTGCATTTGCGCCCTCATTAAGTTAGAATTTAATCCGTAATTTTTTATAAGTTCAGACATCTTTTTCCGCAAGTCAATGTGCTGCTGCCATTTTCTTTTAAGAACTTTAATCACAGCATCTTCGTTCTCGGTATAAATAATATGCACGTTGACGGTTTTCTTTTGCCGGAAACGATAACAGCGATGTATAGACTGAATGAAATCGTTGAATTTATAATCTATGCCCGCGAAAATCATATCGTGACAGTGATATTGGAAGTTGCAACCTTGACCGGCTATTCGGGGCTTGCTAAATAGATATTTATATTTTCCTTCTGAAAATTCGATTAGATAGTTTTCTTTATCTGAATTCTTTTGACTGCCGAATACCGAAATTCCGCCTTCATCTTTAAAATATCTTTCAAGCAATCTGCGTTCATCTTCCAAGTGATGCCAGATAATAACATTTCCTTTAATGTCTCTGGCTATTTCTTCTGCCTTGTTAATTCGGGCCGGAAGAGAATCTCTTTTTTCTCGACACACTGCGAGAAGAGATTTTGACAAGTCTTTGAAAAGAATAGGAACTCCGAATTTATCTACAGGTTGTTCGGATGCTTTATAACTTATTCGATGCTCAATTACGTTAAGCTTTGGAAGAATATAGCCAGTGTCGTCATATCCCAAATCTGAGGGTTTATTTAAAAACGCTGCCCAAGTAGAAACCCACTGCCAGAATTCTTCTTCTTTGTGTTTGTATAGTTTTAAATTGCCGGCGTGGAGAGGATCTCTTTGAAAAAATCTGGTTAATGCGTGACCTCTGGAAATGACTCCGAGAAAATCCGCGTAGTTTAGAATTTCGATATAATCGTTTGGAGTAGGAGTAGCGGTTGCAACAAATCTGTATGGAATTTTCTTAAAATAATTAAGAACGTAGGTAGTTGTTTCTGTTTGAAGATTTCTGAGAATAGAGGCTTCATCAAAAGAAACTCCACAAAATTCTTCAGGATTAATATCTCCTTTGCGGACTCTTTCGTAATTCGTTAAATAAATTTGAATATTGGCGTTTTTGAAATCATCGGTATCCGTTATGTATGTAATAGGATATTTATTATGTTCAAGATTTGCATTGTCTCTTTTAAACTCGCCAGATACTCCGAGAGGGCAAACAATTAGAAAAGGTCTGCCTGTCTTTAAAATTAATTGATCTGCAATTTCGAGTTGCATTACAGTCTTACCCAAAGAAAAGTCCGCAAAGATGGCTCTACGACCGCCTTGTAAACAGAACTCCACAATATCGCGTTGGTGAGGGAAAAGAATATCTGAATATTTTATATCAGACGTATCAATTCCATAGCTTTCAGCAATGACAACTTTAGCTTTTAAGAAATCTTCATATTTTTTATTTTCTTTTCCCATGCTTCTCTCGCTTTTTTCCATTGTGGTTTTATCCATTCCCTATAAGCAGGGTCCATGTCTTTCATGTCACCGGTGCAAATTTCTGAAAATTCATTGTAAGGTATTCTGCCTATTCTCTCGAATAAATATTTATATGGTTCTGGCAAGCAATTTCTTTTCTTTATTCTTAATTCTGTGATACTCTTCGAGAAGTTTAGTCAATCGTGAACATTCTACCGGCATATCGTCCTGAGTTTGATAACAACTTCCTTTCACATTTGAGTTTGGAATTCCATCGCATTCCTCGCAATCCTCGTTCTTGTCAACGTGGTTTCTTCGCGCCCATTCATCAAAGGTTAATTGTTTCATTTTGTCCTCGTAAAATCTTTCATTACTTAAGTTCCTGTAAAACTGCCGTCATCTGCATAATTATTTCATCAAGAGTATCGCCATATACTTTGTGCGAACCATCGGTATCATTCTTGCAAAATCTCACTGTTGCTTCAATCTTTTTGCCTTTTCTCCACGACGAAGCCGTTGGATAAATCTCAATTTCAATTTTTCTGACTAAATTAGGAGAGAATGGATTAGAGAAAGTAGATATTGCTTCCGCATTTTCCTTATTCTCTTTTGAAATCGTTAATTCCATTTTATCATCTCCACTTTTAAAATCTTTCCCGTCTCTCTGGATTTTCCAGTGCTATGCTAACGAGACATTGAGGTAAGGTTCTCATAGCAAGAGACGGGAATTAGTTATTTTAAATTTATTAGTTCTGGGTTTTCATAGATGTTGCCGATAACTTCAAGCTTTTCGGTATCCTCAAGCCACATGCCCTTTGCGTTTTTCCTATATTTTGGTTTTAACCTAAAACCACATTCGTTATAAAATATTTCGTAAATCTCACCAGCGTTCATTCCGTATTCATTCCAGTTTTCGGGTATTTTAATAATATCCCCTTCGTAAATCTCTTTTCCATTGCGATCATTTTCTCCAGTGTATTGCATAAGCACACAATTTTTTCTTGGGATGGTTGCATAACCTCTCTTTAGCATTACTCCAATTTTTTCATCATCGAAACAATCAACTATAGACATTTCTTTATTTAATTTGTCCCAGCATCTAAACTTTATCTCTCTCATCGCATCCTCCGTTAGAATTCCTCAAATGTAAAGAGAAAACCACTTCTATGCCCGCGTAGATTTTAAGTCTTGCATTAATTTCCGCCATTCAGATAATGAACAGCCGCCCTCGCTTCTTTTTTAGTCGCATACTCTTCTTGAGCTACAAATTTGCACTTGGGATTATAAATATAAAATCCCACCTCCCAAATTCCTGCCTTAGTATTTATAAATACATACATAAATTTTCCCTTTCATAAGCTGCTTTCGTGTGCAAGTCCCATGCCTAACTATCAATCTTCGTAAATCCCATTTCTGGCAGGAATGACAGGTTTGCACCGAAACCTGCACACAGGAATTGATTTCCAAATTTGGCAATGCAGGACGGCAATTACTCCGCCCTTCGACCATGATTCATACAGTGAGTGTTTAAGAGATAAACTTCGCATTGGTTCTAATCTCAAATTTTTCCATCAGTTCAGCAACCGTTTATATTTTTAATGCCTCTCCCCAATAACGGAGATTGATCTTGTTAGTTAATTGAGACTCTGCTTGGAGATACGTATTACGGAAATATCTGACATAAAGAAAACTGCTTCGTTCTGAAACATTTGCCGTAACAATTCCTGTTTCGCAATCCTTATGATTTGGATTTTTACTTGCATGGTCTGGGACATAACGAACTACGTCACCCGGCTGATATTGATGGTATAATATTTTCAATGCATCAATTCGGTTTTGTTCGGCTATATCTAAAGTTATTGCCATTGCTTCCTCATTGTTTTGTTGAAATAATTACGCTCCCAAGTAAGGCATGTTTCACGTGAAACATTAGAGAATATAGACCTGCCCTTTTCAAGAACTTCCCATTTACCGGTGACGGAATTAAATTCCACTTTAGTGAATCTCTTTATTTTTAACCTGCCAATTTTAGCCAGTGGGATTTGCTCGGAGTAAAGACAGGTTATAATTCCATTCGGCGAAATAAATAAATTCATCGTCCAGCTTTCTGCTTTTGTTCGACTTCATAAAACTCGCTTTTTTTAGAAAGAGAAGTCCGTAATCCAAGCTTCTCTTCAAGATAGCGGGTAGCTTTCTGACATTGAGTGCCTATGAAACCCTTACCTTCGATTTTTATCTGCCCGTTAGGGTCAACTTCTACAACAATTTCTTTTTGCATTTGTTATCCTTTATTTTTTATACATAAAAGTTCTGATTTCAGAAATGCGATCCTTATAGTTTTGACATATATTTTTCCCTATTTCATCTTCGCCTAATCCGTTTACTAAATCCGTTGCGAAACTTTCAACAGCTACTCGAATTGTCATGGACTGAGATTCGGTTAATAAAATTCCATTAATAACAATTTGAGGTTCTTTCATTTTACATAGCTCCTCGAATGTGGAGTTGTATTGTTCCGTTTTGTAAACGACTTCTGGAAACCGTCTGACCCTTCTGACGGGCGAGCATGGTAGTGTAATGAACTCCATACATTTGAGTGAGCTGTGGAACAGCAGTTGCTAACTTCGCGCCGTAAGAACTGAAGGTGTCATATTCAAGGCTGTGTTTTCCATTAGGGAGTTTGACAACTCCGATTTCATAAGTTGCCCCTTCGACTTTTATTGCGTGTTCGCATTTATTGGCGCGTCCATACCATTTATAGGATTTCTGATTTTCCATAAAGGTGAATCCTAATTCCTTGCAAGCAGCCTTCAAAGCCGGGATATTATTTATTTCGATTGCAATTTTTGTAATATGACTCATAATAGTTTTCCTTTATTAATAATTATTTTTCATCTTCGTCAAAATAGAACCTACGTCTTATAACGTCGTTTTCTTTTACCGCATTTTCTATAGTTTTCGTTTCAATAGTTGCTTTTTCTCCCCAAGAAATTAAACGGAGATTCAGTTCTTGCCGACCTCCATACATAGAAATAATCTCGCCTGATTCGGTAAATACATTTTGTCGATCTTGCCTTATATTTGCCTCCGTAACGTGCCAAATAATTCCGCCTATATTAATTTCTTTCGGAAAATCGTTCATTAATCTTCTTCTAAAGAAAAATATCTTTCAGCAGGGCGAACTACCGATTGATTTGCTGATTTTCGCTGAGTATCATTTCTTGATTCTCTTGCAATGGTAATTTTAGAGGTCTCAACAAAAGGAACTCCAGAACCGCCCTGCGGAGGATTGTTTTGACCGGCAATAACATTCTGAATATATTTCGTATGCCTGCAATTACGACTTTCATTTCGCTTAAAAGTCCACTCTGGACAGTTGCAAGAAAAAGAACCATCGTCATATTTCTTTACCAAATAAACTCCATTTGGAGACTTAAAAGGATATTCTTTAATTACTGACTTATCCATATTATTCATCATTCAACTGTCTTTTATTTTCCGTTGACTGCCTTTGATCTTCATATTTATAAATAGCCGACTTCGAAGCGTCGATATATTTACCGGAAGCATCTTTGCACATCTGCAAAAGTCTATCTTTACCACTAACCGAAACTGGAACAATAAACTTCGCCGCTTCTTCAAGTGTTCGGTTTAATCTAAAAGCGATGTTGCAACAGTTTTCAATTTCCGCGCCTGTCCATCCAGTGTCATTTGGAAAAGTCTTTTTCTGCTTATCGGATATTTGATATTTTTTCAAATGGATATTCCAAATAACCGTCTTTGATTTGTTATCTGGGAGATCAAAAAAGAATGTTCCGAGTGAAAATCTTCTTCGTAATTCAGGAGGCAACGAACCGATGGAATTACACGTGGCAACGAATAAACATTTGCCTTGTGAGACAGCATAGACGACCTGAAGAGCCGTCCGTAATCTTTGTTCCGATTCTCCGACTAAACTTCCTTTCATTCCGCCTAAGTCTAAAGCGATCGTGGGAATATTAGATTCATTGCCGGTGGCTTTAGCAACGACTGACTTTCCGGACCCGGCGACTCCGATGAATATAACGCCGGACGCTTTATTGTCTTGCATCCAAGTCAAAAGGCAACGTAAATAATCTTGTGATACTCCGCTTGAATCGGATTGACTGCCTGCCATTGATTTTTCGATTTCATCTATGAATACAATACTTCTCGGGGCGGAGTTACCTTTACAAATATCAGCCATAAATGATTTTGCGTTATCGTAACCGCCTATGTCTTTAAATGTTTCGCCACCGCGCCAAACTGAAAGACCAGGGGTTTGCTCAATCATTTTTCTTTTTCTATCCCATAAACCTTCACGGTCAATGGTTGCTTCGCCGTCCTCGCGTTTTATAGACATTGCTAAAACATTTTCAGCGGAGAAAGCGGTTAGTCCAAGAAGAGTATCATGAATTTTCCCCTTATCTTCACAATTTTTTATTTTAGCATCCCTTAAAATTGAGTCAACTATTATGGACACCTCTTCATCGTTTGGGAGGGTATCGGTTAATGTAACAACATCGTTTTTTAATTCGGGCGGAAGCTGAATAATAGGAGACATCATAATAAGCATAGCCCCGATTCCTTTTAATATATCCCTTAGATTCCAAGTACCCTGCAGGACTTCTTCCATCTTCCAATAGAGATGAGCGTTTTCAAAAAATATTATTGTTCTTTTTGGAATTTTAATTCCTGCCAATATTTTAAGACAAGAATCCGGGCGTTGAGTTGCTTCTAAATCATCTCCGAGAGAAGCTGCAAACTCTTTTACTAATTCGTTTAATCCTTGTAGTCCACGACACACATCCCACCGAACCATAGGGATTTCTTGAGCTTTATCATTGAGTTCATTTGTGATGTTTAAAATAGTTTGCTGCATATCAGATGTTTCGATTGCAACTAAAGGAACGCTTGCACGTCTTACGGATTTGATGCTTATCATTTCATTGTCTCTTTGTTTTAATATCTATAAAATGCGTTTATTGTTCTTGGATTCATAATTGATGAGGGCGGACTTATTTTTTTTGTCGGTAAAGTTTTGTTGTGTTTGACCGATCTTGCTAATTGTTTAGCGTAATAGCAGGAATTACATATCTTTCCGAAAACAAATTTATTGAGAATCTTGCCGCATCTTTTACAGTGCCTTATTTTCTTTGACTTTTTCATTGATCTATTTTCTTTTCGTCAAAGAAGGACCAAATTATAGCAATTACGATTATAGTTAATCCTATATAACCCATATATATTATCCTTAAAACTTACGATTGAATCAGTGGGATATATTCTTCTTTAGATTTTGCAAACGTCCATGCAACAGCTTCTTTTGCCGTTTTAATATCAGGCGGCACGCGAAGAAAATAATCTTTAAAAACCATCTTACCGTTTATGATTTCTGGTGTGCTGTTTATAACCTTCACCATAACGAGCGGTTCATCGTCAGGTATTTCTTTTAAAAATAATGTGCCGAATTCATCTTTGTGAATTTCTTTTGCATTTGAATCCTTCAAGTATTTTTCCTGACCGTATCTTTCGATCATAACTCTGCGAACTTCAGTATTTTCTTCCTTCTCGATCTTTGCTGTTGTTATTTCATTCGGACGTGTAACGATATATTCAGGCACTCTGACACCATGAATAGCATAGATTGCCCATCCATCTGGATACAGAACCGCGGGAGAAGTGACTGAATGTAATCTTCCTCTTTCATCTCTGTTTAAAATGGAGTGTCTTTCAGATACCCAGCAGATATTTTGATGGGGGATAGCCCAGCCTGCTGACTTGGCTAAATTAATTAATCCTAATAGTTTTTCCGTTTCTGATTTTAAATCACAGGCAACACGAAAATAATTATAAAAGGCTAACCAATTTGCATCGTGTTGACCGTAGACGGAATCCATGACGGAATCCCCGACGGAAGCCCTGACGGAATCCCCGACGGAATCCATGACGGAATCCCCGACGGAAGCCCAGACGGAATCCATGACGGAATCCCCGACGGAAGCCCTGACGGAATCCCTGACGGAAGCCCTGACGGAATACATGACGGAATCCCTGACGGAATCCCCGACGGAATCCCCGACGGAAGCCCTGACGGAATCCCTGACGGAAGCCCTGACGGAATCCCTGACGGAAGCCCAGACGGAATCCCTGACGGAATCCCTGACGGAATCCCCGACGGAATCCCCGACGGAATCCCCGACGGAATCCCCGACGGAAGCCCAGACGGAATCCCTGACGGAAGCCCTGACGGAATCCCTGACGGAAGCCCAGACGGAAGCCCAGACGGAATCCCTGACGAAAGCCCCGACGGAATCCCCGACGGAAGCCCCGACGGAATCCCTGACGGAAGCCCCGACGGAATCCCTGACGGAATCCCAGACGGAATCCCTGACGGAATCCCTGACGGAAGCCCAGACGGAAGCCCTGACGGAATCCCCGACGGAATCCCCGACGGAATCCCTGACTTTTTTATTTAATACAATCGCCCTTACTATTCCATTTGAAATCGGAGAGCCACACCAAATTATTTTAGACGGTGGTTTTAATCCAGCCAATCTATAAATATCATTTATGGATGTTTCTGCATTTTTTCTATCGGCAGGTTCGGTGCATAATCCTATTTTAATCCACTTGTCACGGAACTCGGGAAACCTGTCGATTTGACTTTGAGTTAATTTTTCAATTTTCATTACATTGTCCGATTATTGTTTAATCTAAAACTCTATGAATTTCTTCGGGAGAATATTCTCGCTGATGCGTAATCCGATAAACACCAGCGGGTAATTTTATTTCTGCGTGTTCTTCGTGCTTAACTAAAATATCCTCTTTGGATTCTAAATAGAGATTGCCGTCAGAATCGATAAAAGATGCCGTCACGTCGTCAACGATAGCGTGAGCATGTCCGGTAACTTCACCGTAAGCAAGGATGATCCTGCCATTATCCTTTTTGTGTTTTTTTAAGCCAGAGGGCAATGCTTCTATTTTTTCGATAAATACATCGCCTTGTCGAAATTGCAAATTATTTTTACTCATTGCATTAATCCTTTAAATAAATTATGAAGTAAGTGAGTTTTGAAAAGTTTTAATCTTCCGTTCAAGATTTTTTATTGACTGAATCCTGTTTAAAGAATCCGCCATTTGCTGTTTAACTGAAGCAAGATAAGCGTCTTCTTCGGAAAGAGCTTTTTCAATTGCGGTTTGAAGTTCTTTTAATTTTTCTTCCACAACACATTCTCCTTTTATTATGCCAAGACTTTATACATTTCTTCGTAATTTAATGGATAGAAATTCTTTCTCGGTGCATTTGGATTAAAATAGATCGCCCTGTTGTCAAAATCTTTTACTGTAAAAACAGGAATAACCATTTCAGGATTTTCATCTCTGGCGATGTTCCAGCAATTATCGCACATAAGACCGCCGTCAAGATTCTTGGTTAGTTCGTTTTCAGGAAAAAAGTCACCACAGTATTCGCAGCGGACTTTATCTTCAACTGATTCTTCGATATTATTCATTTTCTTCTTTCCACTTAGGAGTTGCATTATATTTTGACCAAGCTGGAATTATGGTTGATTGTTCTGGTTGCATAGTTCCAATGTATTTTGTCGACGTGACGTAAGAATAAGTATTTGCCCAATACCAAAATTCTACGCGAACGCTATCGATAGTTACAGTGCTAATATTTTTTAATTCCCAAAGAATTAAAAACTCTGCGTCATAGCCATCGATTAGTTCATAACCAACGGCGGTTATCGTAATTGGATTTTGTTCAGGCGTTACTATTGTTACTTCTGTTGGATTGCTGTAATCGCATCCGACAATAAAAAAAACAACAATTAAAAATATAAAGCATCTCATTTTAATGTCTCCTATTCTTTTTAATTTTAAAAAGTAACGGCAGAAAGAGACGGTTACTGTCTGAGCAACCACGCTAAGGTTAGATAACCGCATTTCTGCCGTCCTGATTAAATTTGATTTTATTGATACGTGGTTGCTCATTGTCATTTTCTCTTATTAAATATGAGATTATACATTCTAAAAGTCAAGTAAAATCGTAAAAAAGATTAAAATTAATTTTGAAAATAACTGTTTAAAATGCGATATGAGCAACAATAAATATCTTATTTTATCATAGTTTGAGCATTTGTAGTGCTAATTTAACGCTGAAAATAAGCAAGATTTTCAGGAATCGCGTTTTTCGCAGGATAAACAATAAGGGTTGTAAAGTAAAACCATAGGGATTTGACAAGATAATGGCTGTAAACGCAAATTTGAGCGTTTTTTGATAGCTGTAGCGTGCTTTTTTGAGGAGTTACACCACCTAAGAATCACTGCTTCTGGCTTTTTCAATAAAACCGACAAACCTTTGTCGTTTTAGTTAGATACACCGACAAACCTTTGTCGGTTAGAAACTTGACATTCGGAAAACGAATGTATAAATTTCTCAAAACAAAAACAGGAGCTTTCTTGGAAACTGAAAGTAGTCTTTCGCAGTTCGTTCCACAAAAAAGAAATTCAAATAAACATACAGAGCGTGGTTTGGCGATGCTGGAAAAATCAATTCAGCAGGACGGATTTATCGGCGCCATGACTTCCGCGGCGGATGGGGAAATATTCGACGGCTCTGCAAGATTGGAAAAAGTAGTGGACGTTTTACCGGCTAATCCGATAGTAGTGGAAAGTGACGGAACACGTCCGATTATTATTAAACGAACCGACATTCCAAACGCAGAGGATCCTAGAGCGAAAAGATTATCTGTTGCTGCGAACAGAATAGCAGAAATAGATTTGCAGTGGGATGAAGATGTTTTACAGGATGTTTTCAAGGGATTTGAAACCGATCTTTTCACCGAAGAAGAATTAGGCGATTTGATTTCCCAGTCAAAAGAGCTTCTTAAAGAAACGATTCAAGAAATAAAGCCAAGAAAAATGCTGCATATATTAATAAGCGTTCCGGTAGAAGACTCGATGTTTATCAAAGAAGGCATCGAAGCATTGAAAGCAGAATATAAGTCGGCGGAAGTTGAATATGGATCGAATTAAAACTAACAATTCTTTTCTAATTGATAAAATAATGCTGCGGGCGAACCACTTGCCGGATAATCCTGTAGTATTAAATTGCTTCGCAGGAGAGGATTTGATTTGGTGCGGAGTTGAATTGAAAGCCGGTAAAAAGATTCCGAGACTGAACATTGATAAGAAATCTTATGGAGATTTTTATATCCCAGGGGATTGCATAGGATACCTAGAAACTTTAGACCTGAATAAATATTCCGTCATAGATTTAGATTCTTATGGAATTCCATTTAAAGAATTGCAGGTTTTAGTAAAAAGAAAATATAAAGGGACTATTTTTGTAACATTCATTCAAAGTATAATAGGAGTTTTGCCGACAGAATTATTACTATCTCAAGGTATAACCGAAAAAATGATAAATAAAATTCCGACAGCTTACTACAAATCGGGATGGAAATATTTTTTGAATTATCTATCTTCAGCTGGGGTTACTGAAATTGTTCAAAGAACGAAAGACCGAAAGCATTATATCTGTTTTCATTTGTGCTGAACCGGCCTCATATTATTTTGATAACCGGTGGGAAGAAATCCTTGAAGGTCTTTTTTAACATAATGATTTGCTTTAAGACTTTGGAGAAGGTCAATGACTATATGTGTAAACTCTTCCCAGTTTGTATTGCGGGTAATTTCTGAATAATTTATGCGTCCAACTTTAAACAAATCAATGAAAGAATATGTTGCTTTAATTACGTCCATAGTTGCTTCGACGCTAATAACCGGCTCGAGAGAAATCCAAGTAAAAATGCCTGCATCGTGGTATTTTTTAAGCGCTTCAATCCTGTCTTCTGGAAGAGCCGCTCCACGTTCCCACTTTTTTGAGAAAGCCGGATCGACGGAGGTCATGGTCGATGCGAAGGAATCTTTCTCGGGCCGAAACAAATCAAGGTCTCTCAAGGAACGAGTGCCGCCTTTTGTTAGAGTGCAAAATGGAACGTTTGCGTTTCTTAGCAATTGTAAACTTTTTCGGGTTAGTGTATTATCGAAAGGATGGTAAGGGTCAGTGCTGAAGCATAACAAAACTTGGTCGTTTATTTCAAACTGCGATAGAATTTCGCAATCGGCAGAAAGTTTAGATAGAAAATCTTTCCTTTCAACGGCAGAGGAATCAAATTCTTTACGATCAACTTTAACAACCGAAGGAACGTAGCAGTATATACATGCGTGTCCGCATCCGCGATATGGATTCAAGGCAAATTTTGAATATTCTTCAGCTTGGCCTTTTGGAGAGTAAATAACCTTACAGCGTTTGAACTCAGACTCAAAATCTTTTGTTGGTTTTTCAAAGAGTGCATCTTGCATAGTTACTCCGTTTTTGATTTTATGATAATCTTTATGAACAACAGATTCAACACTTTTTTAAATTAAAAAATAATAACTCTTGACAGAATGACCGAAAAACCGAAAAAGAAAATAAATTACGAACAAATATTAGTAAAGATATTTGCTATGTATATCCGGCTAAGGGATGCCATAGAGACTACCGGCTCAAAGGAATGGTTTATTTGCTGCACTTGCGGGCGGCGCCTTCCTTTTGATCGTTCACAGGACGGGCATTGTTTTGGAAGATCAAAAGCCGGAACAAAATTTGAGGAGCATAATAACCACGCCCAATGCGATACCTGTAACGGAGACCGAAAGTCTTTAGGACAGTTTTACGCACACAAAGCTTTTATTCGGCAGAAATACGGGCAAGCGGAGCTTGACAGGCTGGAATATATATCCAAAAAGCTGGTAGTTCAGAGGAGAGACGAGTGGTATATTCAAAAAATCGAATATTATAAGAAAAAAATTGAAGAGATTAAGGTTTGCATTTTTTAAAAAACTTCTCAATTATATTAAAAGAGTACATGATATATCTATATCTATCATGATATGCTTACGTATGATTCCATAAGGAACAAAACAGATTAAAAAACCCAATGAATTTATATAATTGAAAATCATTTAAAAACAGAAATTTATTAGAAAACACATAAGTACGAGTTACTCAACTTTTTGTTGAAGAAAAAAAAGCAAAACATCAAAAACATTAAGGAATTTGCATATTTCGACTTATAACCGGCTACCGTCAATGATTTCAACGAGTTACAGAGTTATCCACAAGTTATCAACATTCTTGAGGTTTAAGAAATTGTAGAAGAAGATGTGGCTGAAGATCAATATGGTTACCAGTTAGTAAACAATCTGAACTATACAGAATCGCTTTTGACATAAAACTTGCAGCTTTATTTGCATTGACGAACAAAATGATTATATTTGCATCGATTAAGACGAGGAGAATCTGATCTCAAATATGGAATTGAAAGACCTATTGATTCCGATATCATTTGTCTTTGAAATATTTCTTCTTTGGATAATATTCAGAAAATCCAAGAAAAGAAAAATCCCACTTTATTCGTTAAACCATCATTTTATCGCTAAAACTTACGTAGGAACAACTATGCCGATCAAGAAAACAAACCTGAAAAAGAAAATGAAAGCACAGAGAAAAGCGAACAGAAAACTGGAAAAGGAAAGTAAAAACGTAATACAACCACCACCGCCGCAAAGACCATCAGAAGACTTTGTAATAAGCGAACATATAAATAGTTGAGATGAAGGTGTAGATGCCGAGACGGTCAAAAAACCAGAGAAGAGCTGATAAGCAAAGAATAACCGATATGATTATGCGAGGAAAGAACGGTGCACAAATTGCCGTAGCATTGAATGTGTCGGAAACAATTATCAGTAAAGAAATAAAAAAGATTGAATCAGAATGGAGGGAAGCAAGATTTGACTCTCTGGATATGTATAAGCAAAAAGAATTGAGTCATTTATATTTTATTTATCAAGAAGCAATAAACGGATGGGAACGAAGTCTGAAGGAAAGCGAAAAGAAAAGACAACGATTAAAAAGCATCCAGAGTCAAGCGCTTGATGGAGGCACAACGAACACGCCTACAGAAGCACAATCAGAGGTAACAAAAGAAGTAAGAGCCGGTGATCCGCGATTCCTTCAGGTAGCCAGAGATGTCCGGCAACAAATCAGAGAATTATTGGGATTACATATTGCCACCGAGCCGGAAGATTTGAACAAACTGCCAAAGTCACCGATCGAAGCAAGGAAAGAACTCGAACAAATAGTTGCCAGTAATCCGAAAGAATTTGAATTGATGCTTAATAAATTTCAGATAGCACTTCCAAATGAATCCGTCGCAAGTCAATAGGGCGTTACTTCTGATGAAGTATCTTGAAAATATTTCGCGTTGGCAAAAAAATCCTTTAGATTATTTTGTTGAACGTCTTGGTATAAGACGAGAGACAATCGACTGGGGATTGATTGACGAATATAAAAACCATCAGTGGGATGGAACGGTAAATCCGATGTTGTCTATTTGTGAATCAATTTCTCAGGGTAAATGGACAGCGGTAGAGTCAGCGACTGCAGTTGGAAAGACATATATTGGAGCTTGTTTAGTGTTGTGGTTCTTCGAGTGTTTTGAAAATGCTTTAGTCATAACAACTGCTCCGAAAGAAAAACAACTACAACTTCATATCTGGAAGGAAATCGGTAAGCTTTATAATAAATTCAACATAGGAACAATGACGAAATTATTAATCAGAATGTATGAAGGAAAAGACGAATGGATAATTGTAGGATTTGTTGCCGGTGTTAAAGCCGACGAAGAATCAGCAACACGAGCCCAGGGATTCCACGCAGAACATTTATTAATTGTTTTAGAAGAAACCCCGGGAATACCCATACCTATAATCGAAGCATTTCAGAATACAGCGACAGCTCCGCATAATATAATTTTAGCTTTTGGAAATCCAGACCATCAGCTTGATGCGCTACATACTTTTTCAAGATTGAAAAATGTCAACTCAATAAGGGTATCTGCTTTAGACCATCCGAATATAGTTTTAAAAAATGCACAGTTTATTCCGGGTGCAACATCCGAGCAAGGACTTGATAGATTGCTTACAAGATACATACACAAAACTAATCCAATGTATATGTCGAGAGTGAGAGGTATATCGCCTGAACAATCGACAGACGCGGTAATAAGATTGGAGTGGTGTTTTAAGGCAGCGGAAAAATATGAAGAACTATGCGGATTAGATGACGAACCGGATCCTGCTCAAATAAAAGGCATGCAAGCATTAGGAGTGGACGTTGCAAACAGTGAAACGGGAGACGACGCTTCGGTTGCTTATGGAATAGGAAATGTATTACTAACCATCGAATCTGATAATTGCCCGGATGCAAATCAACTTGGACATAAAATAAATATAATGATGAATGAAAAACATATCTCAGCTCAGTATGTAGGAGTGGACGGGGTAGGAGTAGGAGCTGGTACTGTAAACGCGCTGAAGGAAGATAAAAAAAATATTGTTAATTTAATGTCTGGAAGTTCACCTGTCGAAGTGCCCGATATGGTAGAACAATTCGGAAATCTTCGCGCTCAAATGTGGTGGCAATTAAGACTGGACTTATCTCAGGAAGCTTTAATACTTCCGAAAGACGACGAACTATTTGCCGATTTGATAACTCCAAAAATGTTTATACGAAGCGGAAAAATTTATATCGAAGAAAAGCAGGCGATAAAAGATAGACTCGGGCGTTCTCCAAACAAAGGTGATTCTGTCGTATATTGGAATTGGGTAAGATCAAGACGAACAACCATGGCGGCGGTTGCAGGAGCGAAGAAGAAAGAAGACAACGGAAACGGTAATGGAAAAAATGGAAACGAAACTAATCCAGTATTCAGATATCAACCGGCAACAGGACGTAGGCCTACAACATTTTAATAGGAGATAATTATGACTTCAGAAGACGACTTGGAAATAGGGGCTATCGAACTTCCAGAAAGAATATACAAACGAGTCGAATGGATTATAAAAATGTTCAATGCGATAAAAAATTATTTCCTATCATTTAAACCAAAGAAATTCAGAATAAGCGGAATAGAGTTTCTAACAAAAGAAGGAACTCCTCTGAAGTTTTATTTGAATGAAAAGCATCACATCGATAATCATTACGGACCATGTAAGGCGGATGGACATTGTTTGATAGAACCAGTATTAAAAATCACAGCAGGAAAAGACAAGGTAAAAATCATATTTCAAGGGAATCATAAATTTATTTATTCACAAGTCTCAATCAGGACTACCTACCTGAAGAAAGTATGAGCTTATCATGCCTGAACAGAATTTAAAAAAACTGGCTTCCTACCCGGGAACATTTACACTGAATAAAATTCAAGCAGCGCAAATAGGATTGGTAGGAACAGACAGCGGAGACGAGGGAAAATACAGAAGATTATCTGCCCGCAGCGATACGGACCTACCGGAGTATAGCTTCGATCAAGTTAGAAAAAAATCATTTTATCTGTGGCAGAGGAATCCTCTGGCAAAAAGAGTTCTGGAAATACTAAATGACTTCTGCACCGGAGATGACTTGACAGTAAAAATCAAAACAATGGAACGTAAAAAGTCCGGCGATGTAGAAATAACCGAAGCCAAAGAAGGTCAACAGGTTTGGGACGACTTCTTCGAAGACCCAGTAAATAATTTAGAAGAAGATGATTCTGCTATTCAGTTGGACGGATTTATAAACGGTGAACTCGCGCTGCCTACATTTGTAAACGAAGTAAACGGAAGTGTGCGGCTGGGATATATAGCTCCGCAGAATATTCAGGATGTTATACCCTTGCCGAAAAACCAGCGTGTAATTGATAAAATAAAAGTTGGATTTTCAAATAACGTAAAACCTGAAATAATGAACGTCATTAGATGGAACTATGAAGGGACGTTAATTTCTAATCCCGAAAAATATGGAAAACTAATTGGAGATGTGTTATTTTTTCAGCTTAACAGAATCCCTTCTCAGATGCGCGGCTATTCAATTCTGATAGATCATATTGACTGGCTGGACGCATTCGATCAATTCTTATTCTCTACTCTTCAGGGTTTCGACGCACGAACAAAATATTTTTATGACTTAGAAATGAAAGGAATGACGCAGGATGAATTAAATCAGTTGGTATTTACTCCGCCAGCGAACGGCGCTGTAAATGCTCATAACGAAAATAGCGTGTGGGAAATAAAAAGTCCCGACTTAAAAGCTGCCGATTCCGTGACAGCGGTTCACATGGTTAAAGATTTTCTAACCGGAACTTTCGGATTTCCAAAGACTTGGTTTGGAGAGGGCGACACGTCCAATCGCGCTACAGCAGAAGCGATGACAGTTCCAACATTGCGTATGCTTAAACGTATGCAAGGATATACTAAACGACGTCATAAATTTACAGCGAAATATGTTTTACAGTGTGCGCAGGAAAAGAATAACAGGATATTAGCTCCATCTCAATATTTCGACGTGGAAGTTTCGACATTTAACTTAGGAGCGAAAGATATAGAAACAACAGGAGCGGGATTCGTATCTTTGATAAACGCACTGGCTATCGCAGAAACAAAGGGATGGATATCCGGTGACAACTGCAAAAAGGTTGTGGATGGAGTTGCCAACTCACTGGGCATAGAAATAGAAGAACAAGAAACGGTTGAAGAAATAAAAAAGAAAAATCAAAACAGAACAGATGTAGCGGCTTATGATGGCTTAGAGAAAGCGCCGCAATTATCTGAAATCTAAAAAAGGAGATATTATGAATATATACGAAATGATTTTGTGCTTTTATTTGACCGGCGTTTTGATTATGATGGGGTATTCTGTCCAGCTTTATTTATACACGAGAAAATATATTTTTGTGTATATAAGATTAATTATTCTAAGCTGGTATTCCATCGGTTCAATTGCCGGAACTCTATTGGTGCAAAAACGACAATATGAAGCATCGGTAATAAATGCACAAAGAATAATTGATGAAAGAAATAAACATGAGAAAGGCAAAACACATTTAATTATTCCAAGCTGAAAATGAAACTCTTAGAATTAAATCCTCAATTTATTAAAGCAGAGTCTACAAGTTTATATAAAAATGTAGACGATATAAAACTGGCAGATGGTATAATGTTTTTATGTCCGAAATGTTTTGAGAATAATAAAGGAGAGGTTGGAACTCATTCGATCCTTTGTTGGCAGCCGCACATATCACAAGACTATACTCCAAAACCAGGACGATGGAAGTTTTTAGGAACCGGATATAATGATCTGACGCTTCAAGCCGGTTCATCCTCGATACTATTGCAAGGCGAAGGTTGTCAAGCGCATTTCTTTATCAGAAAGGGAAACATAGAATGATACTCTGGTTTATCGAAACTGTATTTGCACTCATAACCATACTTGATCTATGGTTAATGAGCAAATATGAACTAAGATACTGGGAGATGCTCTTAATTTTTGGAGAAAAACATCCTGAACTATTAGAGCAAGCAAAGAAGTTGAAAGATGAAGCCTCGAGCGCGGTATCAATAGGAATGTTTGCCTTCTGGTATGCGATGATTGGACTTGCATTAAATTTCATAGCAAAAGATTCTACCGAATTCTGGGAAACACTATGTGTGATAATATTCTTACATTGGGCAGGTAAAGAAGATTTACAATATTTTATTTTAGATTTAATTGTTCAATGGTTGCCGGAAAGTTGGTGGGTAACAAGGAAGTGGATTACGATAACAGGCAGAAGAAGACTTCCAAAGTTAGTTCCATGGATGATTGTATCAAAAAAGATTTGGATATTAACAATTCCGATGTGGTGTGTTAGGTTATTTACCGGCAACGGCGGATCGGATAAACAGAATGTAAAGTTTTGGAGATTTTCTGTTGGCGTTATAGTTGCAGAATTAATTGTATTAACAATTAAATTTTATTGGAGATAACATGAAAGATATACTAAATCCGCCTATTGGACTTTTCGGAGTTGGAGATGGACAGTCTGGAATATCTGCTTTCTTACAACATCACTTAGTTGGAGTAGGAACGCATTTCTTCGCAATCGGATATTCACAGGGCTGTAATTTTAATATACCTTGCGTCTTTGAGTCTGATCAAAGAGTGGGTTATGCTCTTTGGAGTTCATACATAAGCGACACAAAATATAATATGCGTTTATATTCTTTGATAGGAGCGACCGAACAGGAAATTAAACACGCTCTTGATTACTGCATAAAAGAATTCTTGGGATTGTCTTACGGTTACACTCAATGGCTTTGGTTTCCGTATCACATGTTTTGCGAAAAGATTCTTAGGCTGAAAAATGTTGACAAACAAAAAAACTGGTTTAAAAACTGGATAGTCAAAGGAATGGTTTGCGATGAATTATTTTGGTGGTTAGCGTTGGCAGTATCAAACTGCGATCCGCAAAAGTGGGCGGGGTTAAGATTAATTTTAGACCAATACAATCCCGATGCTTTAACATCGAGGGACGTTTGGAAAATATTAGAAAGCAATCCAAAATATTTTAAATTGGAATTTGAGAGAATGGACGAAGTGTTGAAGAGTTATTGATATGCCTTCGCCTAAACCAAATATAGATGAATTCAATAGACTGATAAATAAAATCGAAGAGACCGGCGTTTCTCAGGTACAAGGAATAATTGAGAAATGGCGGAGGTCGGTAGTCTATGAAATTGCGAACGCTGGGAATCTTGACGCATTGTCAACGGAAGTTTTATTAAATAAATTAAAATTCTTGAACCAATCCGCTCAACGCGAACTGACCGGCAAGTTAACAGAAAATCAAAGGCGATTATTTATCAAAGGACTTCAATCGGTAGATAAATATTTAGAATCGGGAAAGTTATCAGTAGGACTTCCCTATTTGTCTGAACATAAACTTGAACAACTGCAAAGATACTCCGCCGATTTAGTAACGTTTATAAGTGCTGAAGCACAAAAAAATATAGCCATCCAAGTTTCTCTTGGAGTGATGGGACAAAAAACAAAAGAACAAATATTAAAAGAAATTGGAGCAAACCTAAATAGTCCATCTGTTTTCGGAACAATAGCGAAACGGGCGCAAGTAGTTTTTCAAACAGAAGTAAAGAGAACACAGAACATTGCAACAAACGATAGGATAAAGCAGGCAGCAACTCAAATAAAAGATTTGAAAAAAAGATGGATACACACTCACATAGGAATTCCCAGGCCATATCATTTGTTAATGCACGGAACTACAATTAATGTGAACGAATTATTTACTTTAAAAGGTGCGGATGGAAATATTTACGAGATCGAAGCTCCGCACGATCCGATTTTACCGGCAGGGGAAGTAGTAAACTGTTTCATTGGCAAGACAATGACCGATGCGAGAAACATTAAGAAAATATTTAGACAGAAATATTCAGGTCAACTTCTCACCATCAATACTGCCGCAGGCAACGAAATCTCCGTCACCCCGAATCACCCTATATTGACTGAAAAAGGTTTTGTTAAGGCATCTATTTTGAATGAAGGAATGAATATCCTTCGCTGCCCCTTCGGTCAAAAAATGATTATGGGAAACCCAGACGTAAACAATGCTCCAGTTAAACTTGAGGAGATTTATAATTCGGTTGCGCGTAAACGGAAAGGTGAGAGGGTTGCGAGTACAAACATGGACTTCTATGGCGATATTTCCAGTGACGGCAAGATCGACATTATAAATATCGACGGCCTTTTGAGGAATGGTTACTATTCCAATATTTCGCAGATAATCGGCAAGAAGAATCTCACCTCCCCCAACTTTATACAAACCTTTTTCAGCAACAAGTGCCCGCTTACATACTTCTTTGTGCGAACGTTTAGAGCCACGCATAGAATCATGATACGCCTTCATTTGATGTTTTCTTTGTCGTGGCGTCATTTGTTTCCATTTAAGAATTTCCGCTTCGCTTCGATTTCTATAATCGATGTTTTGAGATTTGAGGAAAGCAGTCAAACTGATTCGAGGAAGTTTGTATTTGTCAGAAAGATATTTGACAGACTTACCGGAAAGATACTCGGGAATAATATTGTCAGGAATAGGAATTTTCTTTCCTCTGGGTTTGATGCCCCGAAGTTTCAAGTGCCTGACGAGAGTTTTATTATTGATCTTAAATTTAAGACAGACATACTTGATAGACTTACCAGTAACGTATTCAGCGACAAAATCACTTCCATCGTATTGCATAATGTTGACTCCATTTATGTTTATACTTTAGAGACATTGGAGTCAATATACAAGGCTAATACGATAATAGCAAGCAACTGCCGTTGTTTTGTCACTCCATACGTGGAAAGATTTAAAAATGAAAATGAAAGAGAAAATATTATGAATCCAATATCATTCAAAGATCAAAGTTTGTATTAAGCGTGAAGATATCGTGCGCGTTGATATTCCTAAATATCAACATCATTACCGGCTTGTGTTAGTTCCGAGCAATCGGTGGGCTTATCTCCTACTCCGTGCCTCTAACCCAAAGAAACGATATTATCGGAACTTTTAATTTTTATTGCCCTCCAAACAAAAAAGCCCTGCTCAATGAGCAAGGCTTAGGATTTTGTCAGGCGGCGGCGAGTTATTTTTCTTTAAGCAGTTTATCGAGAGCGATTTCTATCACTTGCGTTCTATCCTTAATCGCCGGAGAGTTTCTTTTTACATACGCATCCAGAGCAGAGAGGATTTTTTCTGGAAGGCGAATTGAGATTGGGATGCGGATGAGTTTAGACATTGGCTACCTCATCAGATGTTGTAACCTTGCCCTCTTCGTCAACCGTAACGGTTTGGGGATCGCTCATTACCATTGCGGTTGCAATTGCTTCAAGCACGTCGCCAGTTGGCAAATTTTGACCAGCCATAAAATCCATAACGGATTTATCGGCTTGCAAAGAGTTGATAACCTCGGCAACTGTTGTGCCGTCATAGGATGCTGTGGTGAGTGTCATGATATATCTCCTTATGTGAGTGATTATGCTACTACTTCGGGTTTCCAACTTGAGTTTCCAGTGCCAAGTTCAACTTCTGATTGTGCGGGCTTAGTGGTGACTACTTGCAATTTGCCCATTTCGATTTTAGATAATATCTCGGATAATGTTGCCCGACCTCTTGACTGTGCATCTTTGTATGTTTTCGTGCCGCAAAAAGTAACGACGGGTACGATTTCTTCTTTGTTGTCGTCTTTGCTGATGTCTTGGTCTTCAACTTTTAAAACCCTAAGAATATCGCCAGTGCTTGTTAAGATTCTGGTGTCTTTTTGGATTGTTGTCTGTGTCATTGTCTTGTCCTCTATGTTTGGTTTCTGTGTCAATTTAACTACATACAATGTAATACAATGTATACAGAAAGTCAAGAGAAATCTTTACAAAGCGACAACTATTTTTGTATATGCGAAAAACAGAGGAAAAACAAGTCTTTTATACGAGCCGCCGCCCCTCATTTCTTGGGGTTTTAAGGCTAAAGGGAAAGTTAGGGAATTTTGGGGGTTGACAATGTGAGTAAATTTGTTCAAAAGATTTTACTTGACAAATTGAGCACAAAGTTGTATTTTTGTGCCGTAATGAATACGGTTCTTACATAGTTTATAAACAGAGCAGATTGATGGCGCAACATCGGTCTGCTTTTTTTATTGTCCTTTTAAATAAGTTTCTAATCGATCCTCGATAAGAGGACGCTCGACATTCGACCTGAATAAGGCGAAAACTGAAGCGCAGATAATTTCGGTGAATCCCCCCGCCGTTTTTGTTTGCGCTTTTTTTTGTTTTAAAAATATGAAGGAGTTGAAAATGACTAAGCAGGAACTTGATGCGAGAATTGAAAAATTAAATAAAAAACAAACGAACAAGATTCTTGCGTTACTGGATTCGACCGGCGGAGACGCATACAAAGAAGCGATTGCAGGAGGAAAGACCGAAGACGAAGCAAAAATAATTGCTGAAGCCGCAGCGTTGAAAGCCGGTGAAGAGTTCTTAAAGTCTTTGGAGAAACAGGAAGATGCTAAAACCGATACTCCTGATGAAACAGAAAAAGAAAAACTGGCGCCGGTTAGTAAAAAATTATCATGGGGCGGATATACAACCCTTCAGACCGAACCGTTTGCAAAAAGCATTCTCGAAGAGCTGAAGAAAATATTTGTCGAAGATACGGAAATAACTGTGATGAATTTCGCCGGTTCTTCTACGCTTGATAAAGCAAAGGGGAAGCTTTACAAGATCACGGCAAAGGGAAACAAGATCGGAATAAAAAGTTTCTTAGTATAAGGAATTCAAAATGAAAATCGTTTCTAACTGGCGTGGTTTCTGGCACGCGAAATCTTTAATCGAAGCTGGTAAAGTAAATAAAGTAGATGAATTTTCTTTTTCAGCTTCAAACGCTCAATCGTTACTTGGTGATGCGGGAAATAATTTCGATGCCCTATCGGCATTTCATCTTGGTGAAAATATCGAAGCTATTACATCCTCGAAGGAAAGATTTGTTTACCCATACGGGAAAGATGGATTTGTTTTCCGCAGCGCACTTGAAGATATAGTAGTTAAAGCTGGTAAGAGTGGAGATAGCGCAGTAATTGATTATGTAAATCAGTTAATTCAGAAAATTGACAGAATCGAAGAATCTCCGACAATAGATTTGAATATAAGTGTTCAGGCGGCATGGGAAGTAAAAGAAACGGAAATACGACATCGAATAAAAGAACCGGGATTGTTCGATAGCTGTCGGTCAAAAGATATTACAACCGGAGTGAGAGCTATTTTCTGCCGTCTATCTTCCGATAAAAAGACATGGCAAATGCAGGCTTTAAGATTCGACAGAGATAAATTCAATCTTGAAGAAGCAAAGTTATGGATTAAAAAACATCCATTGGCGGCATCAAAGATTGAAGAAAATGAAATTGATTCTCTTCAAACTTGCGAAGCATTAAGCATTGAAAATCCGATTCAAGCATCTGAAGGTGAATATAAAAATTCAGGATTGCCGATTCTTGCTTCAGTCAGTAAAACCGGCGATGGTAGTGTGTGGGATGTGACAATTTTCAAGGCAGGGTTCGCTCCGGCAAAACCTCCGGTATTTATTTCTAAGAAAGCTATTAAGGCTTCTGAAAAAGTATTTGAAGGTTCGAGAGTTTACGCAAACAATGACGCTGATTATTACGGACACAAAACAGACAGATCGAAAAAGGGTGTCCGTGAAATAGTTGGCGTATTAAAGGGAGGCAAGGCGATAGGAGACGAGTTGCATTATAATTTGCACATCCTTCCTTCTGCTCAGTGGCTGAAAGACGACTTGTTGTTTTTATCGGATCGGAATGCTTTATCGACTTATCAACTTTCGATTGATTCCGGTTTTTATCATAATGGTACAGTTTTTTCACAAGAAGCAAACTCTAATGTCCCGAACGTAATTGCTGTAGCCGGGGGTGATGTGGACATAGTTCCAAACGGTGCGGCAGGCGGACAGTTCAATAAAATCGCGGCATCAAAAAATACAGATTCTAATTCACATAACAACAATTTAGGAGTTACAAAAATCATGAAAAACAAATTAATCGCCATCTTTGCGGCTATGTTTCCGGTGATATTCGCTGCAAAAAATATCGACGTTGTCGGGATAGATGAGAACGAATTATACTCGTTCCTCTATGCTGCCAATAAAGCACAGCCTCGAATGAATCTGCCGGAAGGATTTGACAAGGTAAAAGTTGAACCTATCATTGACGCAGCATTGACGAAAATTCAAGCTACAAAAGTTGACGATCCGCCTCCGGTGCAAGATCCGCCTGCAGGCGATCCTCCTCCAGCTGTAGATATTAAAGCCGCGCTAGATCCTGTTACAAAACGAATTCAGGAAATAGAACTGAAGTCCTGTCAAAACGAATTACGTGCTGCGGTAGCGGAAAGCAAACTACCCGACGTTGTTCAAAAAGAAGTTTTGAAACAGTATCACGGAAAGATATTCGCATCGGCAGATTTACAGGCAACGATTGATTCGTTCAGACAGATTGCCGCGCATTTTTCCAATAACGAAGTCAACAATCGCGGTATGGATATTCAGATTACCGCAACAGAAGCATCGAAGATGGAAAACGCTTTAGCGGCTACGATTCTTTGTTCCGGCCATCAGAATTATCCGTTGCAACTTGGCAGCGATGCGATGAAAAAGATCGTAGGTGATGCTGCTCCATTGCGTTCAATCAAAGAGCTTTACATTTCTTGCACAGGTGACGTTGGCGTGACAGGTAACCCGGCAAAAATGTCGAAGTTAATGGCGGCCACCGGAATTGATACAACTCAATTCTCGGTAATCGTAGGAAATGCACTGAACAAGGCCCTAGTAACCGATTACAATTATCAAGACAAACTTGCCGACATAAACAAGGTTTGTAATATCGTTGATCTGAATTCGATTCAAGAACAAAAACGAATACGATACGGTGGTTATGCAGATGCTGCTGTAGTTGCGGAAGGCGATGCTTATCTGCCTGCAACTTCTCCGGATGACGAGGAAGCCGTTTACACGCCGACCAAAAAAGGCTTCACGGAAGACATCACTCTTGAAACAATCAAGAAAGATGATATCAATGCCGTGAATAAAATCCCTGGTCGGATATCAAAGGCTTGCATAAACAAATTCTATAAGACTGTTTTCGGTTTACTCGATCCGGGCCAAAATGCTCTTGTGTATGACAGCGTAGCGATGTATGATCTTTCGACGCACGTGAATTATGGCACAGGAGCTTTAGACGCAACTTACTTGAAGGCCGCTATAGCTCGTATGCTTGCTCAAACAGAAGCTGGCAGTTCTGAAATACTTGGCATCCGTCCGGGCTTCTTACTTGTTCCTGCTGAACTCGAAGGGACTGGTTATGAATTACTGACAGCAGCTTATGGTCAGTATAATGAGGTTGCAACTTACGCACAATCGAAACAGATTCAACTGCTCGGAGTTCCATACTGGAGCGGCTTAACAGTGACTTACGGCAACAAGGCAAAGAACTGGGCTTTAGTTTCACGTAGAGAAGATGGTGTTCCGATTGAGGCCGGTTTTGTAGACGGTCAACGCACACCCGAATTATTTGTATCGAACCTTGCAAACGTTGGTTCGTTATTTACAAACGACAAGATAACTTACAAAGTTCGTTTCTGGTTCGGTGCGGCTGTAATTGACTTCCGATTTGCCGATGGTTCAGTAGTATCTTAATTTCGTATTTGGAACGGCGGGAGTTAAAAAGTCCCGCCACATTTTAAAGTTATTTTTCAAAGTTATTACTTAAAAATAAAAGGACATCAAAATGAAAACAAAATTTGGCTTATTTCTTTCGATTGTGCTTCTTATGGCAATCGTAGTCGGTGTAGCTCCGGCGCAAACGTTTGGAGTCAATCCGTATATGCGTGTTGTTGGAATTACCTTTAAAATTGATTCTGTAATTACCTCAAACGACAGCACAAACGTAATTTATCTTCCCTTCAAAGCTCAATTCCTCGGAATGACAATGACGGCCACAACCGTAACAGATACGGTTGTGGTTGCTTTAGGTAAAACTAATCCGGTCACGCTGGTAAATACGGCTTCTATCGCATCAGCGACATTACTCACAGCTAAAGTTGTTGCATACAGTGCCGCTGCTTCTTACGGAACAACGATGCCTGCGGGATCATACTGGAAAGTAATAGGCAAGGTTGGAACGGATGCCGGAAACGTGGGGCGAAACATTCGCGGCACGGTCTGGGTATCGCCTAATTAATTCTAGGCACGCAACATCTAATTATAGGGCAAGCATATAATAA